GAGAAAACGAGATTCATCTGGTTTCCAGAATTAAAAAGAAGGAAATTGATAGATAAAAGGTACGTTGAAGAGCCCTAGATATCCGATTTATGTCATATCGAAAGGACGATGGGAAAGCCGGTTAACGAGTAAAGCACTAGAGAAGATCGACGTACCCTACCATATCGTTATTGAACCCCAGGAATATGACGATTACGCCTCCGTGATCGACCCCGAAAAGATATACGTTTTGCCCTTCAGCAATTTGGGGCAGGGCTCGATTCCTGTTCGTAACTGGGTCTGGGAGCACTCGATTTCGATTGACGCGGAGCGGCACTGGATACTGGATGACAACATCCGTGATTTCTATAGATTGAACCGCAACCAACGAATCAGGGTATCATCGGGAGCTGTTTTCAGGGCTGCGGAAGACTTCGTAGATAGATACGAGAATGTAGCCCTCGCCGGATTTCATTACAAGATGTTTGCGACGGATAGGGAGAAGCACCCCCCCTTCATAATCAACAGACGCATATATTCCTGCATTCTGATAAAGAACGACATCCCCTATAGGTGGCGCGGGCGGTATAACGAGGACACGGATCTATCTCTACGTGTTCTTAAGGATGGCTGGTGCACTATCCTCTTCTATGCTTTTCTGGCCGACAAAATGGCGACCATGACGATGAAGGGCGGCAATACCGAGGATCTATATAAGCTGAAAAACGATGACGGTAGATTGAAGATGGCACAGTCACTACAGAATCAGCATCCGGACGTCACGGAAATCAAATGGAAATGGGGCCGTTGGCAGCACGTGGTCGATTACCGTCCCTTTAAAAATAATAGGCTGATAAAGAAATCGGATGTGATTATTTCCGAGGGCGTAAACGATTACGGGATGGTCTTAAAAAATGCTTAAAGCGATTAGGTATATCCGCCGGTTATTTTGCCCCCATCTAATAGTGAAATATCACCGCTGCGCCCTATGCGATCTAGCCTTCTGGGAGTGTAGGACCTGCGGCAAGTTGAAGGCCATAACCGAGAAAGCTAAGAAGGCATGAGATGGCTAACACGAAGTACCGAGAAGAATACATTAAACTCGTCCGCTGGATGGCCCGAGCCGGACTCACAGATAAGGAGATCGCCGAAGAGATCGGCATACAGCGCTCTACCCTGAACAATTGGAAGAAGCGATACCCGGAATTCGCGGAGGCCTTGAAACAGGGGAAGGACGTCATCGACGACATGGTGGAGGATGCCCTTTTAAAGCGAGCCCTGGGCTACGAATATGAGGAGACCAAGATTATAGCGGAAGATAAAAAGGTCAAACAGGTTGTGAAGACCAAGAAGTCATTCATCCCGGATACCACCGCCCAGATCTTCTGGCTCAAGAACCGCAGGCCCGATAAGTGGCGGGACAGGCGGGATATCGAACATGCGGGCAATATAAACCATAACATTCGGGAGGAGTCCAAGCGTGAGCTCATCAAGGCGCTCACCGAAGATAAAAAGTTGGCTGGAAGAGCTCTCCCGGTCCTCCTTGAGATCGCTGGATCTAACGGACGTAGAACAGGTAGCGCGGATAACTGAGGCCGCCTGGTCGATACAGAGATTCGCCGAGACGTACCTGCCCCACCACTTGATCGACGAGACCACCGGGGAACATGTGCCCTTCGGCCCCCATCACCTCGAGCTGTTCGACCTGGTGGAGGATGAGGAGATCGGTAAGCATATCCTCCGGGCAGAGCCCAGGGAGCACGGCAAGTCGACCGTCATGGATCTCATTGTCGTTCTGTGGTGGCTGGCCACGAAACGCAAGCACTTCATAACCCTGGTGGCCGATACCTCCTCCCAGGCCGAGGGACAGCTGCATTCGGTGATCGAGGAGATCGAGGACAACGACCTGCTATTGCAGGACTTCCCTCACCTTCAGCCCGCGCTCGATCGCAAGCGGCAATACGTCAAGTGGACCGACCGGGAGATCGTCAACGAGGCCGGACAGGTCGTGGCGGCCGTGGGGGCGGGTAAGTCCATCCGCGGCCTGAAGCGAAGGCAGTACCGTCCCGACGCCATCATCATAGACGACCTCGAGAACGACGAGAACGTGGCCACGAAAGGCCAGCGGGATAAGCTCGAAAAGTGGTTGTTGAGCACGCTGCTCTCCCTGGGCGGGAAGGGCTGCGACTTCTACTACATCGGCACCATTCTCCACCACGACAGCGTAATGATGCGGGTGGTGAAGACGGAGAAGGCCAACCGGGAGTTCGGCGAGCCGCCCGTCTGGAATACCAAGATCATGCCTGCGGAGGACGAGAAGGGCAACCCGCTCTGGCCCGAGATGTGGCCGAGAGAGAGGCTGGACGCCAGGCGACGGGTGATCGGCTCCATTGTCTACGCCCAGGAGTTCCTTAACGATCCATCGCAGAGGGAGGGCAAGCTGTTCAAAGAGGAATGGTTTATGTGGTATCCGCTCGGGAAGAGGCCCGACGGGTTGGACGAATATATGGGGATAGACCCCTCGGCAGGCGAGAAGGAGCAGTCCGATTATATCGGGATAGCTCAGGTCGGGTTGGATTCGCAGGGCCGCTTTTTCCCCGGTCGGATCATCGAGACCAAGATCACCTTCAAGCAGATGGTGGACACGTTGATCGCCATGGGCGAGCATATCGGTCCGGTGAAGATAGCCGTCGAGACCAACTTCTTTCAGAAGGTGCTCAAGCAAGAGGTAGACCGCCGCAACAGGGAGGAACGGAGATACCTTCCCTTTTCCGAGCAACAGACCATCAGGGACAAGGTGACCCGCTTTCTCTCACTCTCCGCCCTGGTGGAGGCCGGGCTGCTATGGCTCGAGGAGAATAACCCGGAGCACAGCAAACTGGTGGACCAGATGCTTGAGTTCCCGGACGGCGCCCACGACGACCTGATAGATGCTTTCGACTTCGCCGTCCAGGCCGCCCGCCACCCCGTGGCCGGCCACTTCACTGACACCAAGAAGGAGGGCGGGAAAAAGCCCGTCACCGCCGGTATGAGATCAGCTAGATTTTAGGAGGTCCTATGAAGCTCGGGCCGCTTAGCATATCGCGCTCGAAAACCCAGGAGTTCTCGGAGAAGAAACCGGAGACGGGCAAGGAGTTCGGCCACACCGGCACCACCAACTATGGCGGGATCCTCACCGACATAGATTATAACCGTGACTGGTCATCCGGCTACGGCTCGAAAAAGTGGACCACCATAGACGAGATGCGGCTCTCCGACGGTCAGGTGAAGGGGACCTTGAAGTATTGCAAGGAGCCGCTCATGGCCGCCAACTGGGACGTCGAGCCCGCGTCAGATGATAAGCGGGACAAGGAGATCGCCGACTTCTGTGCCTGGAATCTCTTCGAGGGGTGCAAACAGGAATGGGAGTACATACTCAGGCACTTCCTTTTAGCCCTCGACTACGGCTACATGGTCTTCGAGAAGGTCTGGGCCTTCGATAAGGGGACCGGTAAATACTATTGTGCGAAGGTGGCGCCGCGCCTGCCCTCGACGATCTTCAAGTGGAATGAGGATAAGTACGGCGACCTGGAGAGCGTCGAGCAGATAGTCACGTCCAAGGCGGTACAGCCCATGCCCGCCGACAAGCTCATCCACTTCGCCATCGAACAGGAGGGCGGGAATTACGAGGGGATAAGCATACTCCGCTCGGCCTACAAGCACTGGAAGATGAAGTTGGCCTACGAGAAGATCTCGGTCATGTCCTACGAGCGGTTCGGGATGGGCGTACCCCACTTTAAGGAGCCTGAAGGCCCAAGTGAAGGAGACAAGGAAAGGGCTGATGAAATAGGGGAAAATTTACGGGCTCACGAGAATTCGTTTATACGCACACCCAATGGCTGGGATTTCACAATCATATTCGGCGAGAACTGGAAGCCCGCCGACCAACAGATCCGCTACCACAATGAGATGATAAGCGCCGCCGTCCTCCAGCAGTTCACCAACCTGGGCACGACGGAGACGGGATCCAGGGCTGTCGGTGAGGTCCTCCAGGATCCGTATTACCTGAGCCTTGAATCCCTGGCTGGGCAGATATGCCGCAAGGTCAATAAGTTCCTTATACCCGAGTTGGTCCGCTACAACTGGGAGGGTGTCGAGGAGCTGCCGAAGCTGAAATGCTCCAATATCAAATCCGACGACTTCGCGGCCATAGCCGATGCCTTATCCAAACTGGCGGGCTACATCACCCCCAACCTCGAGACCGAGCAGCACCTCAGAAGGATCATGAGGATGCCCGAGCTGAAGGAGGAAGAACAGCGGGCCCCCACGCCCAACCCCGAGGAGGAGGAAGAGAAGAAGAAAGCCTCCGAGGGTGGCGGTAACCCTTTAGCTTTTAAGGACCTCCGCCGCGAGCCC